GAATTAAACTGATCACTTGATTCTCATCGAGTTGCACTGCTTGCGGCTGCAAATGCTCTTGAATGGCTCCGGCTAGCACGCTAGCAAGATCACTGCTGCTGCTGCTGGCAGGAACAACCGGTGCGGGTTCAGGTTTGGAAGTCAATTCTTCTTTGATTAATTGTACTTGCGGTGAAGCCGGCGCGCTGCTGCTGCTTTCCAGAATCCAGTCAACTAAAGTCGCTTTGTTGGCGCGCTCCCTAGCATCACCGGTTTGACAGTTAAGATAGCGTGCGATTTCGCGTAACTGCTTTACTGTTTTTTGCTCTAAGTCTGATCTATTGAATTGCATATTCATGCTCCGATATGGATTTAAGTTTCAACCGGTTGCGGCCGGCTGCCGCGCTGCTGATCAACGCGAAACATCATTTTATACGTATGCCAAAAGGCAAAGCAAGCTTTTTTTTGCAACTTTCAGCAAACTAGCATGAAGAAAGCGCAGAAAAGCAGAAACCATGAAGGATGATTGAGGATTGTTAGGGAGTGCGCGGGCGCTGAAATAAAATGTTTTGATCTTGGCGCACTGTAAACAAGGAAAACCGGCGCGCACCGGATAGCTGATCCGATATGACCGCAGCATATCCAATGTCTAGCATGCAACAGCGCAAGAAACAGCGCATCCAGTATGCTTGACAGCGCCGGCCTGGATGAATTAATTGAATAGCTAGCAGGCTAGCCAATCAGCCAGCTAACAAGGAAGCCAGCAGGCCGCAAACCGTTGCAAATGCTAGGCTGCCGGCTGCTAGGGGTGGCCCAACAAAATGGACCGCGCGATGTTGTAGGTTGTTCCACTCCCACACTCGGGGGCGAAAAACACGCGCACACCACAACCAGGAATGTCAACCAAACCCACACGCACCAGTACCGAAGTTTTAGAAGAAGCAATGCAGATGCCGGTAGAGGATCGCAAGCTTCTGATGAATCCGAATGATCGCGCAAAGATGCAAAAGATGAAGCGCGCGATTCAGGATCAAGTCTCAGCAGATTTAGGATTATCAGCGAAGCAGATGCTGGACAACATCAAGAGTTTAGCACTGACAGGAAAATCAGAGGGCGTGCGCCTGAAAGCCAGCATGGATTGGCTGGATCGTGCAGGCTTTAAGCCAGCGGAGCGCATTGAGCATACGAAGGTAGCGCGCACGGTAGAGCAGATTGAAGCGGAACTGGTTTCAATGCTAGGGCGTGAGACAGCGGATTTGCTGACCGGCAAGCGCAAGATCATAAGCCGCCAGAATATTTCAGAGGGGGAGGTAGTGAACTGATGACATGAGCGCGAAGAAAAAGAAAACCCCTGCGTGGCAGCGGAAAGAAGGTCAAAAGAAAAGTGGCGGGCTTAATGCGAAAGGCAGGGCGAGCTATAAGAAGCAAACTGGCGGCACGCTGAAGCCACCGGCTCCGAATCCGAAGAGCAAGAAAGCCAAAGCCAGGAAGAAGAGTTTTTGTGCGCGCATGCAAGGAATGAAGAAGAAGCTGACTTCCAAGAAGACGGCGCGCGATCCTAATTCACGAATCAATAAGGCGCTAAGAGCCTGGAAATGTTGACATGGCAAAACGTGGTTTATACGCAAATATTCATGCGAAGCGCAAGAGAATCAAGGCTGGTTCCGGTGAAACGATGCGCAAGCCTGGATCTAAAGGCGCGCCATCGGCAGCCGACTTTCGCAAAAGTGCTAAGACAGCAAAGAAGAAACCTAAACGCAAATGATGCTCCCTGACTCAAGAAAGGAATCTATGGCATACGGAAAAACGATGAAGAAGAAGAAAGTTCCTGCTGGAATGAAACCGATGCGCGGGCGCAAGAAAAAGTGATCAACGATCCTTCTACTAACCGCATATCGGATGACACGCTCAAGGGTCAAGTTGCAGAACTCTTGAGCGAGCGCGCAGAGATCCTGGAAACCAACAAGCTGCTAGCATACGCGCCGTATGACTATCAGCGGAGTTTTCATGGTGCAAAGGATCAGACTGCAAAGCATGCGCGCCAGCGAATGTTGATGGCGGCAAACAAAGTCGGCAAGACGTTCTGTGGTGCTGCGGAGATGTCGTATCATCTCACTGGCTTGTATCCAGAGTGGTGGGAAGGAATTAAGTTTGATCGGGCTACGCTGGCGTGGGCAGCAGGAAACACTGCATACAACACGCGCGATATTGTCCAGGCAGAGCTTCTAGGTGAACCAGGAGATCCAGAAGATTTCGGCAAGGGCGCGATTCCCAAGGAACTGATTGTGCGCACGGATCGAAGTCCTGGCATTCCGAATGGGCTTAGTGCCGTGATCGTGAAGCATGTGAGCGGCAAGCATTCCAAGTTGTTCTTCAAAGCCTACGAACAGGGCAAGCAGGCATGGATGGGTAAAGCCGTGGATGTGTGCTGGCTGGATGAGGAACCGCCGCAGGATATTTATTCACAAACGCTGCGTGCGACCTTGAAGACCGGTGGGATCACCTACATGACGTTTACACCGGAATCGGGTGTCACTGATGTTGTCAGCCAATTCATGAACGAACTACGACCTGGGCAGGCGCTGTTCCAGGCGACATGGAATGATGCGAAACATCTTTCAGAAGAGATCAAAGATGAAATCCTTGCAGCACTACCGCCGCATGAGCGCGAGATGCGTTCAAAAGGAATTCCGATACTTGGCAGCGGTCTGGTGTTCCCTGTTCCGGAAGATCAGATCATCACGCCTTCTTTTAGCATTCCAACGCATTGGGCGCGCATTGCAGCAATTGATTTCGGGTGGGACCACCCTACTGCTGTGGTGTGGCTTGCCCATGATCGTGACAATGATTGTGTCTATGTCGTTGATGCTTATCGTGTCAGCGCAGCTACACCGGTGGTTCACGCGCAAGCTATCAAGGATCGAGGTTCCTGGATTCCAGTGGCTTGGCCGCATGATGGCATGCAGGCAGACAAGGGTAGCGGAACTCCGCTTGCGGCTCAGTACCGCCGTTTGGGAGTTGAGATGCTGGGCAAGCACTTTGAAAATCCCGAAGGTGGGCTTTCGATAGAACCTGGGATCATGGAAATGCTTCAGCGTTTGCAGTCAGGCAGGCTCAAAGTCTTTAACCACCTCGATCAATTTCTCCAGGAATACCGTCAATATCACCGGCAGGATGGTAAGATCATCAAGAAGAATGATGACTTGATGTCAGCAGCACGCTACGCGATTCAGTCTCTTCGCTATGCGCGCACGCTTTCGTTTGAGCCACGGCCGGAATTTGCGATTGGCGCGCAGGAATGGCAACCCTTTGAAACCCAGCTAGCATCATGAGTTTATTAACCAAGATTTATAATCTGAAAGCAAAGTACCGCGAGACTTCCGGTGCGATCAATACGGAACGCGCAGCGCTTCAAAACATCATGACGAACCGCGCTAAATCTGTGAGAGAACAACAATCGATACAGAAAAGATTTACTTCTGCATCGCGTGATTTTGTTTCTTCTTATGGAACGCAATCCGACATTGATTCGTTTGATCCTCAAAATGTTGATTTTACAAATGTGCGGGATGCTTTCTACGACAGGCAGATGGATCAATTCAAACAAACATCTGGCTACAGAGATTATATGAATTACAGAAGAATTATCGCTAGCGGTGGTGCAGGCTCCATGATGAGCGCAATTTATGAGCGGGCAAAGCCAGGTATTGCAGATTTTGATCGATTGATAGCAAAACCTATGGAAACGCTAAATACTACGTTTGGCAACATTGAATCTATTTCTGGGGAATTGAAGTCAAATTATGAAACCATCACCAGCTTCGATTCAGACATCAGTGCTTCGCAGCAACGCCTGAAAGGTTTTGGCGCTTCGCAGCAAGAGATCCAGAGCATGATTTCTGAAACACAAAGAGCGTATGGAATGTCAACGGAACAACGTAAACGTGGAACGCGCGGCAACGTGCAGCGGCGAACCGCACTCACCAGCAGATCATCTTTCGCATAAGGAGTCACTATGAGTTTATTTTCAGAATTTATTGAGCGTAATATTGGGAAAATTGATGACGGTGGTTTCAGCGATTACTTTGATGAAAAAGTTTACAAACCTTATTGGCAAGACCCTCTTGAGGGCGGGCGATGGA